TCCGCGCATACCGCTTCATGCGTGTTCAAGCGAGCCTCCACTTCGTTTGCTGATGCCATCGTTACCTCGCAAGGGCATTTTCAGGTGCGCTTTCTGGCGCTAAATTGTTAGTAGGGGTGATGGTGCTGCCAAGACCAACCATTGCTTTTGGCGTCGCGGCGCGGATTGCTGGCTTCCATGTGTCGGGGTCATTGATAGCCTTCAATACTTTTACCCGCTCTTGTGCCGGTAGCGTGTTGAGTAAGTCATCAAATGACTTGGCCGACAATGATGATTCGGCCATTTTTTCAACCGTCTTTTTACCTACTCGTGTGCCAAGTGTGTCAAGCACTCGATTAGCGCTCGTGACGAACACATTAAACACGTTGGGAATGCGATAGTTTGGCAGTTCATCTTTGATGAGCTCAGACGCGCGCTGACGCCCTGCGGTCACTTGTTGGCCGATCGACATTTCTGTTTCGAGCTGCCGGGCAACGTCGCGAACAGTAGAGATTTGCTCCGGGGTTAGCACTTCACTAAGCGCTTCAAACCGAGGCGCTCCGCGCCCGCCAGCGCGCTTAAGCATTGCTTGCTCGCCGCGCCCTAACACGTTCAAAAACGGGCCAATACGCTCGCCGCCGCCCGGCTTTTCAAGCACTGACACCATTTCTTTTAGCACCTGCGCTTGGTTAACGGGAGCCGACAGCGTTGAAAATGTCGTACGCGCTTGCCCATACTCCGGCACTTTTGACTCAAAAACTTTGATGTAGTCGTCTAGCAGCGTACGGGCGGCCAATTGCGCATCTCGACCAGCTTGCGTAGAAGGCGCGCCATATGCAATGTCGCCCAGCGCACGCTTGATGTAATGCAAAGACTCGCCAGTAATCTCGGCTGTCTGCGCCGGCACTTCACGAGTTACAGGCGTCCCAGCAGCAGTCAAGATGCCCGTCTCTACCTTTTGCGCAGGAGTCGTCTTGCCCATGATAAATGGGCGGCCTTCCATCTTAGCGATGTTGGCCGCTTGCGCAAGTGTGCCTTCAGGCATGCGCGCCAGCACTGCGGACAACTCCGCGTCGATAGGCACCACCGCGCGGTCTGCCGCTTCGTAAAGCGGCGCAGATGCAGCGCGGCGAGCGTTAATCGCTTCTTGCAGATCAGGCGTAATATTCTGAATCGTTGCCTTGCGTGCGCTTTCTTGCGCGGCTTCGATAGCGGCTCGCGTATCCACCGGTGCTTTGGTGCCTAGCGCCCCGCCACGTTCAATTGCCCGTGCCATCGTAGCTTGAGCGCTTGGAGCGACCACACCGCCGCGAGCAAGCGCCTGTTGCGCGGTGAGGCCTGCTGCTTCAGGTGCCTGTAACGCTGCTCGGGCTGCGGCTACTTCAGTAGGGCCGCCAAACGACTCTCGGGCTGTTTTAGCGGCGAGTTGATTGGGCAACTGCCGAATGTCCGCAAGTTTTCCCGCGCCCGTGGCAGCGCCAGACATCAAAAAGTTTGCAACAGGCGCGACAACTGGCGCAATAACACGGCCCCCGGCTTCAAGCGTAGCGCCTTCTGCAATGTCTTTTGTAGCGCGGGCGATGGCGTCCTGCGGCGTGAGTCGTGGCTCAAGACCCAAATACTGATCCGCAAGACGTAATACCTGTTTAGCGCCCGCATAGCCCGCGCCCGCGCCTGCCAACGTACCCAAGCCGGGAGTTGCGCCAACCGTACCGACAGCCGCCCCACCCAAGCCGCCCAACATCTCAAGCGTAGGGCCAGCCATCTGGCGCGTCGTGACGGCGGCTTTGTAGAGATTTGGGTACTCAGCAGCCCATGCGGGCGGTTCACCGCGAGGTTGAGTTTGTTGAACTTCTGGCGCTGCCGCCGGCGTCTGCTCTACTGTGGGAGCCGACTTCCATCCTTCAACCGCAGGTGCGTCACGCCAGCTCATTATGGCTTCCTTCGCAAAACACCATCAGGCCCAGTAAATAGTGCGCCGGACGGCAACTTATCATAGTCGGCATCCGACTTAACTTGCGCGGGTGCGTTGGAGTCTTCGCCGGCCTTACCGCGCGGCGCTGCGCTGCGCGCCCCGCCGGCCACTGATTCGGCAGAAGACACTCGTGATTGCGCGCGCTCGACGCCTTTTTTAATGATGCCTTGCACCTCACGAGCGGCGGTAATAAATTCTTTTTCGCTTTGCGCCAAAGACATCCGGTTGATGGCTTGCGTACCTTTTTTACCTTCAGTGTCCGTAATATGGCCGCCACCTTTAAGCGTCTCATAGGCTTGTAAAAAAGCTTCGCCGTTAAGTTGATCAAAGCGAGCTTGAAAATCGGCGGCCGGCGACCCTGGGACAAACCTAGCTCCGGGCAGCACGGTCGCGCCAACAGTCATCTCAAAGCCAGGGTGCGGCCGCGTAGCGGCTTGGATTACTTTGCCAGTCTTCGGGTCTTTAACCTCTTGTTTTCCAATCATGGCGTCAATGTTACCCAACATCATTTCGGCCGTTGCAATCACTTTTGGCAGTGTTTCAACTGCGGCTTGATCACTCTTGCCCGCTGCTGTACCGGCTGCGCGCGCTTGCTCTATCATGCGCTGATATTCGGGATCGGCTTGACGGCGCTGATTTTCTTCTGCTATTCGTACTCGGCGTTGATCAAGCTCATATCGTCTTTCATCTCGTTGCAAGCGTTCGCGCTCAAGGTCAATACGCTGTTGCTGTAAGTCTTGGCCGCGTTGCTCTTGCCCCGCACGCGCTTGCGTAGCTCGTGCAGTAAGCTCTCTCGCGCCGACTTCGCGCTCTTTAAGTTGATTCTTTACAAAGTCCATGACGGACATCGAGCCGTTTAGCACGTTCTCTACCACCGCCGGATCGTAGGCTTCTGGGATGTCTTGCTCGGTGCCGAACCCGCGCTGAATAGCCTGTTGGCGCGCCATGCTGTAAGAGAGCTGGTCTTTGACACCAACAAACAGCCGCCCCATTAGCTCAGCTTTTGTCTTGACAGCGTTTAGCCTAGCCACCTCTTCTTCACGCGCGGTCTTCTGGCGAGTGGCTTCTTGCTGGAGCACTTGACCGGCTTGCTGGAAAAAGCCGCCCTTCTGTAGCCTACCGGCGACGTCGGCTGCGGGAGCGTCTGGCGCAACGCCCGACAGGATCCCTTCAAGCTCTTGAGATCGACGCTGCTCGCGCATGGCGTTTTGCATCTGCATCTCGCCCATGCGCTGCTGCTGGAGCGCGTTCTGGATCTGCGTGGCTTGCGCTTGCATAGCCAGCGGATCGGGCAGCTCAAGACCTTTGACTTGCAGCGCGAGTCCGGGTTGGATTGGCATGATGTGTCCTTAACCTATAGCCGGAGCGTAAACAGACGACCGGATCTGGTTAGCCAGATTTTGACCGGCACTATACCGCGCAAATTGGTTGAGCGCGTTGGTAATGGCGTTGGCCGAGCCGATCCCACCGGCTGCTTGCGCCGCGCCGATGTCGGTTGTCAGGTTGCCTGCGGTTTGCCCAAACGCCCCCGCAGCAGCTCCTTGATTAGCCGCCGCAGCCTGGCCCAACGTCGTCAGGCCCGACAGCGGTTGCAGTCGGTTGGAGCGCTCTGTCTGGTAACGATTGAAAGCGTTGCCGTACTCTTGCGAGCCCATCTCTTGACCGTAGCGCTGCAAAGCCTTGCCGGTAGCGCCGGACAGTAGACCGCCTCTCGCGGCGCGACTGGCCTCGAGCGCCTTCATGCCTTCGCTCAACCGGAACGCATAGCCTGGGTCTTGCTGGAAGTCAGACATGCCAAACGGCCGCGCGAACTTGCCGTATTCAGACGCAGCGGTGTTGCCTGACAGCCCGAGCAAGTTGAGAAGCTGGTTCTGCGCCGTGATGCCGGCTGCGCGGTAGGGCTCTTGCAGCGCTTTCTGCTCGTTAAAGATGTCACGCGCAAGCTGACGCGCCTCGCGGGCCGATTGTGCTTGGGTTTCGGCGGCGTCTGTAGCCGCGCGAGAGCCGGTGATGGCGCTAAACAACGCGGACAGCGGTACGCCGTAATCTTTGGCAAACTTGGCAATATCACTAAGATTGAAGCCAGCACTTGTGATGGCCGCAGCGTCCGCGCCGCTAATAACGGAGCCCGTTACGGGGTCAAGGATGTCGCCCGCGCCGCCGTAACCTGAGATAGTTCCTGCGCCCGCGCCGGTTGCGGTGCCAGCACCAGCACCAGCACCAGCACCAGCACCAGCACCAGCCCCAGCACCAGCGGCGGCAGCGCCTAGCCCGGTAGCGGCATCAGCGCCGGTGAGCACTCCGCCGGTTGCAGTGTTCAGCACATCGCCTGCGCCGCCGTAGCCTGCAAGGGTGCCGGTAGCCAGTGCGTTCGAGCCCGTGCTGACGCCCCCAAGACCTGCGTCAAGGGCCGCAAGTTCTGCTGCCGTTAGCGCGTTTGTGCCAACAGCAGCAGGCGCAAGCGCGTTAGACGCCCCCAACAATCCTGCGCTGGCGTCCGCAGCGGCAAGCTCTGCCGCAGTTAAGGGAGTCGCAGCGCCCATCGTCGCCAGTGGCGAAGTGGCGACCGGCGTGGCGACGGCGGTTGGTGCCGCAGACGCCAGCGCTGCTGCGGCCTCCATGTTGCCGGCAGCCGCCAGCGCCTCAGCGCCTGACGCTGCAATCATTTCGGCCGCTGCGGCCTCAGAGACAGTAGCGCCCGCCGCGTCGGTAAAGCCAAGCCCTGGCGCGTAGTACATGCCCAGCGCCGCTGCTGCAACCTTCACGACGTCGGGGTGCACGCCCAGCGTGTTGGCGATCGGGTCGACTACGGTGTCAACGACGTCGCTTACCGAGCCAAGAAAATCTTTGCCAAGATCGACAAGACCACCGCCAACATCAGAGATAAAACTAAAGAAGCTGCCGAACATAATGTTCTCCTAGCTGATCTCTCGACCGCTAACTCGTAAGCTCATAGACGCGGCAAGACTGCCAAGCGTTGAAATGGAGTCGCCCAAGTTCAGGATGTGCCCTGCAATCTCAGGAAACGTGTACGCCTCGCTAGGCTGCAATGACTTGTTCTGCACGACCAAGTTGCTGCTCTGCGCAGTCTGTCCCGCTGGCACGATGTTGACGCTGATCGTCCGCGCCGCAGCGCTGTAGTTGACCACGGTGAACTTGTCGATGATCGTAGCAGTGGTGGGCGCAGTGTACTGCGTTGTCTGTACCTGCTCAACTGCTTTGGACTCGACCAGCGTCTTAGCGGTAATGGGCATGTCAGTCCTCAGCGGGCAACGGTTGGTTGCCTTCGGCTAGCCACGCCAAATACATGCGGTAGTCGCCGTTACCAAGGTCTACGGGAATCCATGCGCCGTCAGTTACCCGATAAATTACTTCTGGACGTTGGGTCAGTTGGTACATGACTATAGTTCCGCGTTAGCAAGCCAGTGGATAGAATACAAACCTCCTGCCGTAACCGCCGTACTTCCGGTGGCGATAAAACCAGAATCGCCAATGTTAGCTGTGGCCGCAGTAGGTGTTACGCCAGCAACGGTTTCCCAATTAGCAGACGCCGCATTAGGTGAGTACAGCGTCATTGTGGGGGCGCGGCGCTTAGTGACGGCAAACCGAACAGACGTTGAAAACGTTTGGTTTAACACTTGCCCTGTAGCCGCAGGCGCACCTAGCGTAGATGCTACGTTTTGCGCAGGTGCGGTTGCGTACGGGAACGATTTTTCGTAGTACCGCTGGCACAACGCCAATTCCAAATGAAACGGACGATGCTCGAACGGCGTGGCTACGCTACCAACTTCAACTTGAACGCCGGCTAACGCAAAAATATTGCCGATCGTACCTACAGCGTTGACCTGATCGATAGTAGATAAACCCCAATCCGTAGTCCAAACGCCTGGCGATCCAGTATGAAAGTTAGCGCCCGTACCAAGCGACCAGGCCAGCGTTAGCCCAGACCCACTTGTCCAGTCCCAATACACGCCAGTAGTGGGCAAACCGTCGATGACGGTAATGGTTTTGTATTCCCATGTGTTTGCGGCGTTGACCGCATACGTCGTCACATAGCTTTCGTCGGTGCTGGGCCAATTGCCATTGTACAGCGATAGGCAATACGTTCCGGTGACAGAGGACCGTACCCAAAACGAGATCGTAAATGTTTTATTAACCAGCGTGCGAGCTGCGTAGCCCTCTATGATGTGCGCCATCGAAAAACCATTGTTATTTGCAATTACAGCGTCTGCTGTTGTCACGGTTAAGCGTTGGCTGTAATACAAATTTGGCTCTGTTGCCGGAACATCTGTAGATTGAGTCACTGAAAACACTGCTGGCGTCGCTGCCCAATAGGTCCAGCGGTCTAACATTTTGGTGGAATTAAAAAACGTCGTTGTGCCAGTGCTAGTAGTTAGCGCGCTTGGTCCCCGCTGGTTAACAATCATCGACCCGTTGATAATCTTGTTGCGCAAACCTGCAAGCTGCCCGCCGTTGTACGACGTAGCAGACACGGTACCGCCGACAACATTTCCGGACAAATTGCCGCTTACGTCCCCAACTACGTTACCTGTTACCGTGCCCGTAATCGGGCCGCTGATAGTGACGCCGCTAATTGTGCCGCCAGTAATTGCAACTGCGTTGGCGTTTTGCGTGGACATTGTGCCCGCAGCAGTCAACTGGTCGACCGTGTACTGCAAAACGCCTGTCGAGTTCTGAAGCACAAACTTGTACGCCGACCCTGCGGTTAGCCAGACGTTTGCTTCTCCGCGTGCGTCCAGAACAATCGGGTTTGTGTTGGCGGTCGTTTGCGCAGCGGTCGTGTACGTTACCGCCGGAAAAGTTGTCCCGGCGGCGTAGGTGTACAGCAGCCCATACGACAACGGGTCGCCATTAGCGTCCAAGAATTGCAGCTTTGGGGTCGGGGAAATGGTTGCCATGACAAACCTTTACGCGATGATTGTCGGACCGGACAGGTACGATACCGTCATAATGACCGACGGAACAGCCGGGCGGTCAGGGCCGGTTTTGGCTGCCTGCGCCTCGATGTATACCGATGAATTTTGCGACCACCACATCAGCTCCATGTAATCGGTGGCGGCCATGTCAATCACATAGTTTAACGCTGCAATTAGGTGTCCGTCTGACGAGCCGTGCTTAGAAGGTATTGTGTACCGGCTGTTGCTCTTTGGGACGTCTACGCCGTTCTTGCGAAACCACAGCTCGATGTCGTACTCAGTAGCCGATGTGTTGGCAAACTGGATGCTGAATTGAAAATTGTACACGCCAGGATTGTCAACAATCAGCTTGGAAATCAGCGTGCCCGTGAACGTACGGCTTGTCAGCAACTGCGCGTCGCTGACCGTGTACGTCCCGACGCCTCCTGACCCCGTGCCGTACGCGATAACATGCTGTCCGTTTGTGACGCCGGTGCCGGTCAACACCATGCCCAGCGTAATGGTGCCCGACGCTACTGACGTCACGGTCAGTACGGTGCCGGATGCGCCAGCGCCGTCGTCGATTGTGCCGGTGAACACCGCCGCATCTGACGACACCCGCACGCCGCTACTGTAGTCCGTCGTGTCGTAGCGAACCGGATAAACCACAGCAGACGAGCCGTCAAGCTGGTTTGTGTTGTCTTGAAACGCGCCGTAGATGGGTTGGCGCACGTGGGTCGTTTGTGCTGCGGGTCCTACCTGCAAGTCTTCCAGCGAGAACTGGTTTTGCCCCAAGCCCAACAACGTAAACGCATTGTTGAAGAAGCGGTACCACTCGCGCTGCATGACGTTATCCGGCCCTTCAATGACCGGAACACGCGCGGCAGGGATGCGCGTGATGTTAGGCATTGGTGCCGCTCGCGATCAGCTCCGCGCCCATGATAGCGACGTTGCCAAACCCACCGCCGCTGACTTCATACACGCGGTCGCGCAGTTTCTGCGTCATACCAAGCCGACGCCAAATGACACGGCGGCCAGTCTGCCCAACAAAACCCATCGAACGCTGATGGAGGTTAGACCAGTTGTGCCCGCCATCATCGGACCACCGCAGACTTACGACCATGCTACTGGTCGAATTAGCCATGTTTGGCACAACTACAAACTGCGGATTAGCAAACCGATAGGCCGTACCGTTGCTCGCCAAAACCAACGGATTAGTCACCGCGTACTCAGTGCCATCTGATGCCAACACTGACCACGGCGGGCCTTGCACGCCGGGCGCTGACGGCTGGGCAATTTCAATGTTCGTTGTGCTGCCCGCCTCACAATCCAGTTGCAAGCTATGGTGCGCGGTACGCTTCAAATCGTTTTGCCCGGTCGGTAGCGCTCGCCAAGAGCGCAGCCAATTTTGGGGGCGGCTAAGCGGGAAGAACTCGCCGTAATAATCGAAGTTGTACTTGCCAATTCGATTGCTAAGATAGTCGCCAACGTACACCGTCGTGCCAATGGTTGCCATTGCTGATGGCGAATGGCGCATCAATTGCCCGGTGGTGACGTCGGTGTATCCGCGCTGGTGCCACATGTTGGTGGCGGCGTCGTACACCCACGTCACGTTAGCCGTCGGGAACGTCAGCACGTAAAAGAAGTGGCCGTCTTGCTGGTAGGTGTACGCAACCGCGTCCGAGATCGTTGAGTACGTCTGAATAGCGTATTCGATGGCGTGCGTCGAGATGCGCTGCGGCTGGTAGCCGCGAGCGCGGTAGACCATACCGTAGCCACGCGCATCAGCCGCTAGCCAGAAGACGCTGTTGTCCATTTTAGCAACCGAGTATGGCGCAGCGCAGCCCGTCTCAAGAAACGCGCCTTGAATGGGGGCAAGCGGGTAGTCAGGCTGGCCGGCGTCGTACCAGACCTCGGTCGAGTTGTTGCCAAAGATCCAGATTTCTTTGTGGTCGACAATCAGCGACACTACATTGTCAGGCGAGGCCTCAGCGCTTGCAAACGACAGCGCGTCGATGTCGCTACCATCATAGAGCGCGGTCACCCAGACGCGAGCGCTGTTGGGTTCATTGAACACAAAGTAACCGTTGACGTAGCCCACCGTGACGGCGCCCGGAAAGTCCAAATCTCCAATTTGCGCAAACACACCCGTGTCGATGTTGTAGATGTAGCCTTTGGGGTTGGTTGCTATGAAAATTTGTTGGCCGTTGTCGACCATGCTGACCGGGCCTGTGCCGGCTACGTTGGTGCCAATCGTCCGAACCCGCGATCCCACCACATACGCAGGCGGTGGCGTGTATTCGATGAATGTCGACCCGATAACAGCGTACAACTTATCGCGCGCTACCCACATGCCGCGCACTCCGCCTGATGCGGCGCCGAATACATTCTCAATGCCCGGCACCCGCTGGAAGTACGCCGCCGTCTTGCCGCCGTCCGGTGTTGACTCGGGGTACAAGTTGATCAGCCGGTTGTCCGCAGCGTTGGTGCTGCGGGCAACGTAGGCGGCGCCGAGGATGGGCGATTTCATACCGAGTCCTGGTATACCCAATGAGGGCTGTCGTCAATCCAAATGTCGGCGCGGATTACGCTCGACTTAGCTTTTCGGCTTGTGTACACGACATCTACTACGTCCGTGTCAATTGCTTCGTCAGGCCGGCGCATCGAGACAATCTTCACCGTATGACCGCGTGACTGAGCAAGACCGACAAAGCTATTCCACAGCGCCGGGTCGGCGGTGTAGGTTTTGTCGTAGTCGAGCGCGATTAGCATTAGAAATTGCCGGCGTAGATGTTGTAGCGTTGACGGCTTCCGACGATCGTGTACGGAATCGACATCAGGTCGTCAGGATTGTTGATGCGCTTTAGGTTGCGCTTGGACGTCATCGCAATCCGCGAGACTTGCCGCGACGGCTCAACACCAAACTCAGGCGCAAGCTCACAAGCCAAGTTGTAGCGGAACGCTCGCAGGTAGCCTGGCGGAAAGGTCAGCATCGTAGCCAAGATGGCCGGCTGTGACAGCGTTTCTACCGACACGAAATGGAATTCCAGCACCCGAGTAGGCACAGGATAGATGTACATCTCAATGTTCGGGTAGGTCATGTTGACCCACATGACCTGCGGGTAGGTGCTGGTTACAGTCTTAAGCGCAATACCGTTGTACTGCTGTTGATTGATGAGCTTTAGACCGTACGAGACGCCGGTTGTCGGGTCTTTGAAGTAGGTCGCATCGTCAACAAGAATAGGCCGGTTGCCAACGAAATCGCCGGTAGGCCCAAGCGTGCGACGGATTTCTGTGGCGGGCCAACTGAACACCTGATCTTGAGTCGAGAACACCGACAATCGCTCAGTGTTCCACGACTCGATCATTTGGTTCATGGCCGACAGCGCGTCGGCGGCTGTCTCGGGAGACGGGTCTTCCCCCTCTGCTACAACACCTATCAGACGCAGCGCGCCTGTGATGATGTCACCCGCTGATGTCGCCATCGACCGTCTCCTTACGACGACGACCTCGGCGCGCCAATTGATTGAGCTGCGCGCTGTCTACGGCCTCGTCTCCCAGAGTATACCGTGTCCAACCGTTTTGTTCATCATACTCCGCTTCCAAGTCCGAGATGGCAACCTTCTCGCCGTGGCGCGGGTGACGCAAATAGATGATGGGCATAAAAGTCGGGGGCCGAAGCCCCCGCCAGGTTAGCCAGCAGCCATGATGACCCAATTGGTGCCGTCTTCGCAGACCAGCGTCGCCCACTTACCAGCGGTCGCGGCGAGGATCGCCGTGCCGAGGGTAGCTGAGTTCAGCGGCCTGACGTTCGTCGACGCCGAGATCACCGTATAGGTTGCAGACAGGTTTTTGATAGTCACGGTCCGACCGATGTAAGCAGCCCCAGACGGCAACGTCACGGAGACGTTTGCCGCAGAGCCCTCGGCGACCACGTAGTTCTCTTCATCGCCCAGCGTAAAGCTGGCGGTCTTACTGACCGGAGCGTTGAGATAGAACGCCGTGAGCGCAGGGTCAGAGTACGCAACACCTACAGGCTTGTTGTTAGCCATTAGCGACTCCGGTTATTACTTCAGGAACGCGGACCAAGTAGCATCACCAGTCTTGACCAGTCGGTAGGTGTGCGCGCCAAAACGCGGGACCGTAACCGAACCGTAGACGGTGATGCCAGACCCGGTGGTGATGGGAACAGTCGACGACGAGCCCGTGTTGTTATTGTTGGTGATCGTCAGTTCAAACGACGAGCCAACTTTAGCACTCGGGATCGCGGCGTCAAGCTGCGCCGCCGTTGCGAAGGTAACAGTCAACGTCGCATCGCTAGCCTTCTGGCAAACAACCAGACCGATCGCCATTTGAGCGCCGGTCAGAGTCGTGTCGCCAGTCAGCGTCGCGGGGATGGACTGTACGCCCATGACGGCTTCGTCGAGATTGCCGTCACCGACTTGATAGCCACCTGCACCATTAGGAAGAGCCATGATTTAATCCTTTCAAATTAAATAGAAACGAGGCTAGTAGATCCCTACTAGCCTCGTATTAGACGTTAGCCCCAGAGGCGTACGCCCATTTGCGGACGGATAACAGAGTAGCCGTACAATACATCGATGCGACAAGGCAGTCGATCGTTATTGATATCGTACTGGCGAACGATACGCATCGAGATGCCGTTATGCACCTGGCGCGAGGCCATGTCCACGCCTTGCGGCATCAGCAGGTCAGCGGTCGCAAACGTGATCGCATCTTTGTGATAGATCAGGTTTTGCGGGTACTGAGTGCTGGCGCTACCCAGGAAGGTCACCCCAGCGCTGGCTTGCGGGAACGCATCGATCGTCGCAAGCGCATGGCCGGAGGTGTACATCGCGGGGCTGACGCTGACCGAGTACGCGCCGCCGGTGGCGGTTGCGTCCGCAGTAGCAACGAACTGTTGCAGGCTGCCAGTCGACTCACGGGTCTGCGGGTTGACAGCGTAGACGTTGGCAACGGTGAACACGTCACCTTGCTTGATCGTCTGCGTGCCAGTGCCCGTGATCAGGATCGTGGTCGAGCCTTGAGCCGTCACAGCGCTGGTCACCGTGTGCGAACCCGTGCGGGTGCCGGTGGTGTGCTGCTTGATCGACTGCGACATGCTGATCTCTTCAAAGCCCAGCACACCCTCGCCCATCAGACCATTCTTGAACTGACGGCTGATGGTGTTGGTGGGGTTGAACAGACCCTTCATGCCTTCGACGAGGCCAGCGTTCGCAGCCGGGTTGACGGTGGCATAGCGGGGAGCCATGACCGCAGCGGCTTCGTTCAGCTTCTGTTGGCCTTGCAGCAGCACCAGGCTGGTTCCGGGCGTGGTGCCAGGGGTACCG